AGCGCGGCCGCCCGCAGCGCTGGCCGGTGCGTCTCCGGCCAGCGCTGCGGGCGGCCGCGCTCGGCGCCGCTCCTGATCCGCGCATGGTCGCCATAGACCCCCACGACGGGCGCGCCGCTGTGCTGGCAGTCGCAGGGCGCGCTGATGGGCACGTTGGAGATGAACAGGCGGTGGCGCTGCAGCTCGCAGCCATGCGCGCCCAGGCCGAACATCGTCCCACACAGCAGGGTGGCGTCCGGCATGTCGCAGGCCGCGCCTACGACGTTCTCTATGATCCAGGGGCGGCCCGTGGCCTCACACCACTCGCGGGCCTCTGGGATCAGCCGCGGCGCGCCTACCTGGCCCGGGGCCACCATCTCCGTGTAGCCCTGGCACATGGGGCTCAGATGGAAGGCGTCGAACTGGCGGCCCATCTGGACAGGGTCTAGCGCCAGCACGTTGGCCTGAAGGAATGGGTAGGGGTAGCGCGGCTGCGGCTCTAGATCCACGCCGTAGACGTCGAAGCCGGCCAGGGCGTACCCGTGGCCGGCTCCTCCGGCGCAGCAGAACCCGTCAAAGAGCCTAGGGCGGCTCAAGCGGCCTGCAGGAAGCGGGCGCGCTCCTGCTCCCGCCGGGTCTCAAGACCGTCGAGCACCTGGCCGGCCTGGTGGTCCCAGGCCAGCAGATCATTGGCGGCCGCGGTGTAGTCGGCCGCGTCCAGCTGCTTGAGCAGCGTGGAGGTGAAGAACGCCGGGGCGCCGATGTTGTAGACGAAGCTTACCAGCGCATCGAACTGGGGCTGCGTCAGGGGCACGGTGACAGCCCGGTTGACCGCCTCCACCGCCCAGGCCACGTCGGCCGTCAGGAAGTCGTCGGCCTGGGCCAGGGTGCAGGTGTCGCCCGGCTGGACGCCCTTGGTGTGCCCGTAGCCGATCGTCCAGACGTCGCGCTTGGTGGGGCGGAAGGCTGTCGGCCTGAACTGTTCCCGGGACTTTAGGTAGTCCCACAGCCATTGCGACGGCTGCATGGCGCTAGTCATCGTCATCTCCGAGGCGGTTAAGGAGCGGGCCCACGTAGAGGGCCAGCAGCGAGCCGCCGACGATCCACCCCGCTATCAGGACGACAGTGGCTGTCAGCGACATGGCTCAGATCTCGCCCAGGGCGGCGAGGTAGGTGTCGAGGAGCGCTTCCTCCTCCAGGCGCTTGGCCCGATCCATCGCGCGGATGCGGATGGCCTTGCGCAGCGTCTTCACGTCGAAGCCGTTGCCCTTGGCCTCGGCGAACACCTCTTTGATGTCGTCCTTGATGCCGCCGGCCTCTTCGAGCAGCCGCTCGACACGCTCAACGATGCTGACAAGCTGCGTTTGGGAGTTGTTGCCCAGCTGCTCGCCGAGCGATTGTTCTTCCGACATAGCGGTCTCCTAGCGGTGGAAAAATCCGTGGACGATCGTGCGGAACAGCCGATCCTTGAACTGCTGCTCACGCGGCAGTTGATCGAAGGGCACGATGCAGGGGTGCGTCTTGGCGTCGGGGTCTTTGACATCGCCGTAGACCCAGCCAGCGGCGATCTTCTCGGCCATCCAGTTGTCGTGTGAGCCGCTGTCCCCTGCGTCAGGATTGGCGAGGTGAAACAGCACGCCGTTGGTGGCGCTCTCACGCTGCCACGCTGGCGCATCGTCCCAAGGCAACTGGGACGTGTCGCCCAGATGCTCGCAGTAGGCCCGGTTGGCCTCGTGGCAGATCTTGGCGACCCCCACGATAAGGCTGTGGTGGAGCATGGTGGCCTCCTAGGCGTCGCGCAGGTTCACGGTGCGGATATCGACCGCGCCGCGCTTGGGGTGGTGGAAGACGAGGGTCTGCAGGGGGTCCTGCGGCCGCATCCGGTTCGACTTGGCGAACTCGGAGTAGCCAGGCAGACAGCCGTTGCAGAGGACCCAGACGTAATAGAGGAAGGTGTGGAAGTGGCCCATGTCCACGCGGTCGATCACGCGGCCCAGGGCGGCCTGCTCCTGAATGACCTTCTGGGCGCCGCGCATGATGGTGGCGGCCGGCCCGACGAAGCCCTGACCGCCCCGCGAGCCGATGCGGTCGCCGTGGGTCAGCAGGATGTTCTTGTCGTAGATCGGGAACACGACGTCGTAGCCCGGCGCCGTCTGGAAGCTCACCCGCTTGTCGTTGCGGAACTCCCGCTGCAGCATGAGCGAAATCATCAGGTCGAAGCTGTGGGCGGCGGCGTTCTTGGTCCGCGGCTTGAACGTCGTGCGGTCGTGGTTGCCCGCCGCATCCGGCGACTTCACCTCGACGCGGCCGAACGCCTCGGCCAGCTTGCCGATGCCCGCGGCCTCCTGCTCGAACACCATCTGGACGGCCTGGATGGGCGTCAGGTCGTCGGTGTCGCGCAGCTCCTCGTGGATGCCGCCGGAGATGGCGTCGCCGCCGCGGGCGTAGATGATGCCCGGGTAGGACCAGCCCGTACCGCCGTGCCCGAAGCACAGGTCAATCGTGGTCTGGATGAGGTACTGGTAGCGGCTGCAGAACGTGGCGCTGTCATAGCCGTAGCCCGCCTCCGTCTCCTCGGCGCGGATCACCTCGCCGGCCTGGAAGTCGGACGTCAGCAGGTAGGGCATGTGCTCCGACTTGCCGCCGACGCGGGGCTTGGCGGTCCACGGCGCCGGCTCGAAGCTGGCGTTTGAGGCCCAGCGGAGGTCGCGAATCTGGTCCTGCAGGTGCGCGATCTCGCGCAGCGCGTCCTTCAGCTTGGCCCGAGCGAAGCGCTCCTCCTCCTGGGCCCGGGTGAGCTCGACGTCCTCGCCGATGGTGCGCTCAACCTTCTCGGCCTTCGGCACGCCTCCCTGATGCGTTGGCCAGGCCTTGAGGGTGCCTTCCGGTAGCTCGTCGCGAATGCGGCGCAGGCGGCTTTGCACCGTTTCTCGCGTCAACCCCAACGCCGCAGCCGTCTTGGACTGATTGCCTTCGGCCGCGTTGAAGGCCGCGGCTGTCTCGCGAAGCTGCGCCTCAGTAAGTCTCGCCATGGTCGTTAGTCTCCTCGCCCCGTCGCGGGGCACTGCGGCGATCCAGGTAGGTCATTACCTGTATCACGGCGCCACAGATGGCCGCCAATGAGGAGACTATGACAGCCAGTTCGCTGACGTGCAAGCCCCAGAGTGTCACCGCGCTAGTCGCTGAGGTGTACGTGGCGATGTGGGCGTTCGTGCTGAGGTTTTCTCTGATGGACACGGCTACTGCTCCACTGCGCTGGCAGCGGATTTACCGCCAACCACGCCGACTGACTGGGCCGCTTGGATGGCCAACTGACGCAGTTGAGCGTTGGTGGCGCCGGCCTTCCGTAGCAGGTTGACACCTTGCCCCACCATCTGGGGATCAGCAAGATACTGTGCAACCTTTTCTTGCACAGCAGGCGACATTCCCAGGCCCGTAATGACCTTCGCGCCGTGATAGAGCTGGTAGACGCCATGGGAGGCTGTCGCGGCGAGCGCGCGCAGGCCCGTGTTGAGATCCTTGCCGTCCTGGTCATCGGGCTGCGGCGTGCGCTTGGCGAACGGCCGCAGGTTGTCCGCCGCGGCGGACTCGGACTGGCCCAGGCGGCGGAAAGCATCGGCCACGGGCTGGCCAAAGGTGGTCTGCAGCTTGGCGTGCAGGCTGTCGTCGGTCGCGAACCGCTGCGCCAGGCTGGTGGCGCCGCCCGGCGTGGCGGCCTCGTCGGCCAGCTTCGACCGCGCCCCAGAGGCCATGCCGGCCTGGAAGTTGGGGTTCGCGTTGGGCTTGCTGCCCGCCTCCGCCTCGAAGTTGTCGGCCGTCTGACTGCCGAGCACGGTCTCGCCGTGCGCCGCGCCCGCCGCGCGCTGGGCGCCCGCGGTGTAGTTCGCATTGGCCTGGGCGAGCGCGGCGTTGGCCTCGTCGTTGCCCGGGCTGGCGAGGATATCCGAGAGGTCTTCCCGCGCGGAGGCGATGGCCGGCGAATAGCTGGACCCCGCGCCCTGGGCCGCGCTGAGCTTCGAGTGGAGCATCTGGGCGTCCTGGCCGGTCAGCCGGCCGTTCTGCAGATCCGCGACGATGCGCACGCGATCAGCCGTCTTCAGCCCGGCGAGCGGGACCACCTGGGACGCCAAATGGTCTGACGGCGAGACGCCGCCCAGGGCTTCGCTCTCCTCGGTGGGGATGGCGAAGTCGTGCTGCCGCGCCGCGCCGTAGTCCTGGTCGCCGGCCGCGGTCGTCGCGTTCTGCACCTGGCCGGAGCTCTGCACGGCCGGCGCGCCCTGGCTGGTCGGCGGCGTGGTGCTCTGCTGGACGAAGTCCTGCATGTTGTCGCTGCGGGCCCGGGCCGCATCCTCGGCGGCCTGGGTCAGGGTCGTGCTGATCGAAGTGGAGTCCTTGGCGGCGTTGGCGATCTCGCCGCGCTGCTTCAGCGTGGCCAGCTCGGCCATGGACGGCGCGCGCCCCGTGTTGTCGGTGAACGTCTTCCACGCCGCCTGAAGGTCGGCCGGGTTCTCGCCGAACACCTTGGCCAGGGCCTGAGCGGTTTTGCCCGCGAGCGGGGCGAAAGCCTTGGCAGCGGCGGGAGCCACGACGCCCACGGCGGCGCCCAGCGGAGCGCCCACGGCGGCGCCGACTGCAGCGCCCTGGGCAGCGGCGGCCGGAGCCTGCGCCGGATGGCCGCCGGCCAGCTGCTCACCACCACTCTGCGCCGCGCCTTGGGCGCCACCGGCAATGCCTGCACGGGCGGCGAGGCGTGCGACATTGGTCGCGCGTTGGCCTGCCTGCAGCTCCAACGCGGCGGGCGCGGTGACGCCCAGGGCCTTGGCCGCACCGCCGCCGACAATGGCCGCATCCACGCCGCCGGCAATGCCGCCGACCGTGGAGGCGATGGGATGCTGTTGCTGCGCCGACGCAATGGTCTGGTGAGCCTCGTCGTTGGCCTGCTGCCACGTCGTCTTGCGCCCGTTCAGCTGGTCGTTGGCCCAGCGGCCGGCGGTGATCGCCGCATCGCCGACCAGGGGGAGCTGGTGGACGAAATGGATACCGCCGGCCAGCGCCGCGTTGCCGGCCGGCCCAAGGTCGGGCTCACCCGCAATCGCGCCGCTCTGTTGGTGCTGCGCCTGCTGGATCAGCCCTTGGATGTGCTGCGCCAACGCAGTGTCGCCGTGCGCCTGGGCGGTCTGCATGTCCGCCTGCATTTCCTGGATCGACGCCATGGCTCACTGCATCCCGTACTTGGCCCGCAGGCCGGCCGTGGGCGACGTGGTGGCCCCGCCGGGAGCCGTTTGCTGGCCCACGCCAAGCAGTTGCCGCGCGCGCGGCGTCAGGGTGGCGTCGAACTCATTGGTTGCGCCGATCGCCTGGTAGCGCTGGCGGATGCCCGACAGCTGGCCGGCGGCCAGGTGCTGCACCTGCGTGATGGCGCCGGCGAGCTGCTGCGGGCTCTGGGCGCCGGCGAACATCTGCTGCGCCTGCTGGCGGTCATGCAGCGTGCCGCCGTTGGCGACGATGAACTTCACCGCCTCGTCGGCCGCGATGTTCTTGACCGCGTTGAAATTGGCCGGCGCTGGGTTGCCGGTCTGCTGCATGTAGGCCTGTCTGGCCGCGTTGATCGCCGGCAGGTTCCCGCTGGTCAGGCTGGCGGAGAGGCCGTTCAACTGGTCCAGGTGGGTGACGAGGGCGTTGGCGCTCGACACCCGGCCGCCCGCTGAACTCGGCGTGGACTTGCCGAGGTCGTTCACCGCCGTGCCGCGTTCCTTGAACGCTTGCTGGCCTAGGGCGTCGGCCTCGCCGGTCTTGCCCTCCGCAGCGGCCATCTGTGCCGCCCGATTGATGATGGCGACTTTCACGGCGGCGCCGCCGTTGCCCAGGCCGGGAACCGTGCCTTTTTCGCGATACTGCTGCGCGGCGTAGTCCATTCCCTGCGGGGACAGGGAGCCTAAGCCGCTGGCCGCCATGCGCACCTCACGCTGCGCCATCAGCCTCACGCGGGCCGCGTCGAGGTTAACCCGCTCCTGGCCCTGCTGCAGGCGCACCACGCCCTGCGCGAGGCGACCCTCAGTGCCCAGCGCCGTTTCCGGCGTGGCGCCGGCGGGCAGCGCATCCGTGTTCACGCCGCCGGCCTTGGTGGCCTGGGCGAGGCTGTAGGTGCCGTCAGCGTTCTTGATCACCTGCACGGAGCCGGTGCCGGGAGCGACCACGGTCTGCCCATTTCCCACGTCGATGTTCTTGAACTCACCCGTCTTGGTGGCATAGCCGATCGTGACCTTGCCGCTGGCGTCCTTGGTGTAGATAGGCTGACCAAACACCTGCGTCTTGTCGGGGTTTAGCTGATCGTTCAGCGCGTCGATCGTGCCCTTGGGGTCCTTCAACAGGAGCGGCTTCAAGGATTCGAGCTGATCGGGATCGACGCCCAGGGCGTGCGCGTGCGAGGCCACGGTGTCGAGCGCGGCGCCCGGCTCCATGCCCTCGTCTTGGATCAGGTGGTTGAGCGTGCCGATGACCGCCGACGCCTGGCTCTTGTCGTAGGTCTGGTGATTTACCCGCGCCTGGTCCTGCGCACCCTCCACCTGCAGCGGGGCGATCTGTTGCGCCTTGTTGGCGTCCACGGCGCCCTGCCACAGCGTCGGGTCCGCCGCCTGCGGGCCGTACTGGGCCACGAGGGCGTTGGACGCCTGGTTTTTCAGGCGCTGGCTGTTCTCGATCGCATAGGCCTCAGCATCCGTCTGGGCGACCGCACCGGGGCTCGTGGTGGTGAGGAAGTTCATGGTCAAATCCCGAAGCGAGTACCCAGGTAGTTCTGCACGCCGCCGCCGAAGACGTTGCCGAACTGGGCGATGGAGCTCCCCGTGGACTGGCCGGCGGCGGCCGTCTGCTGGCCGGCGGCGATGCCGCCCGACGAACCTGCCGCGCCGACAGCCTGGGCCGCGCTCTGCCCCTGCGCCACCTGGCCGGCGTACATGCTGTTGAGGCCGCCGAGCTGGCTCAGGTAGTTGTTGAACATCGTGGCGCCGAGGTTCTGGCCGTAGCTCGTGAGCGCCCGCGCGGTCGCGCCGCTGTTCAGCAGCCCCTTGGCCGCGGCGTTGCCGGTGATGGCGTCGGAGCCCTGCTGGAGCTGGAAGTTGTAACCCGTCGAGTTCAGGTAGTTCTTGAACGCGGGGTTGTCGGTCCCATTGCTCGTGAGCAGCGAGTTGATCGCGCCCGTGGTCCCCTGCTCGCCCTGCAGGGCGCCAGACGCATTGGCCTGAAGCTGCCCGATCAGCGGGTTCGAGTTGAGATAGTTGTAGCCGGTCAGCGACTGCTGCGCAGCCTGCTTCTCCGACTTAGCAGCGCTGTTGCCGCCAATGAGCGATCCAATGCCGCCTATGACGCCGCCGATGATATCGCCCATGACTTGCGCTCGATCACGTAAATGATGCAGGAGCGCCCGAAAGAGTCGGTGTGCGGACCGTGGGGGCGGGCTCCAAGAGCGCGAGACATGACGCGGCTGGCGCGATGCTCACGAGGCACAGCGCCACAGATAGCAGTTGCTCCATGCCCTGTAAACATCACCTCGACACTATTACGGATCAGGTCGAGAGCTGCCTTGCCGCGGCGCGCCTCCGTGAAGAGGTAGTGCATCTCATAGATACCGGCGTCCCGGTCCACCGGGCTGAAGAGGACGCACCCAAGCGCGTCTCCGAACACCATGGCGCCGGGCACATCGTGGTGCCTGACGTCCACATGCGCCAGGCCCGGGGCGACCCAGGAGCGGATGTCCGGATGGTTCGCGAGTTGCGCAAGGAGAGCTAATGCTGTCACCCTGACAGCATAGACCCTCTGCGCTAGGCCTGCAAACCGATCAGCAAGAGCGGGTCGAGCACCAGGTGACAGGTGGCATGGCCGACGAGGGCCACGGACCAGCCATATCGCCAGTAGAGCCAGCCCCAGGCGCTGCCCACGGCCAGGTAGCGCAGCGAGGCGTAGCCCGGGTCGGCGATCAGGGGCCCGGCGACGTTCACAGCCTGGACGCCCACGATGATCAGCGCCATGGCCCACCAGGGCGGCGCGCGGCCCCACAAAGCCGTGAGCGCCACGACCAGGGCCGTCATAATCAGGAGGCGGTACTTCAGCTCCTCGAACGCCGCGAGG